TTCTTCATATCAACTCCACTATTTTATATTAACAATACTATTTAGTCATCCTCATAGCCAATTATCCACCAGACTACGAATAGTGTACCAAATATAATGTACATAGCAAACTGAAAAAGATCCATACTAAAAGTCCTGTATGACATTCATCATGCCGGTTAATTGGTATTTGACAAAATAGTTAAACATATCACCACGACCCTGTCCAAGTTGTGACTCGTAACTGTCAACTATCTCTTCACAGATAGCTGTAGGAGTCATGGAGAGATCGACCAGTGCTTTGTTTCTGGTATACCCATGTGCCATATCACCCGTAATCCACTCTTCGGGTGCTTTTGCTTTCCACTCTGCTAATAGAGTTTTACGAATAGGTCGCTGTCGCTTGCCTTCTACAAAACAATCATCATCGCTCAGTATGTTAGGCACACCATCACCCTTGTCACCTGTAATGATGTGTTCCATTATAACATGGTCAGCAGGTTCAGTAATTTTGATCAGTCGCTTCTTACCAGGTGAGTATTGTGATACATTGCTGTACTTCTGTAATTGGTTGAAGTCATGGTCACCAGATATAATCATAAATGGCTTTGGCTCTTGAAACAGAGGGTGGTCAGTTAAGTCATTAGTCTGACTATAGGTAGCCAGAGCACCAATCACATCATCTGCCTCTGCACCATGTACATTGATTACAGGGTAAGGCATGAATTCATCAATCTCATCTCGCACCGCATTGAGTGCTTCAAAGATAGAGTTCCAATCTAGTCCACTTGCATCTCTGCCTTTCTTACGACCAGCTTTGTACTGCGGAAAGATTTCTCTGCGCCAGTAGTGCCTGTTGTCACAAGCGATTACAAGTTCACCATACTCTTCACCAAACTTGGCTCTATAAGAGCGTAGGGTATTGAGAATCATATGGCGAATGAGAGGTACATTTACCTCAATGGATGAGTCTTTACGGTGATTGATCTCAGCCATAAAGTTACTGATTGCAGTTTGGGAATAGTCTACAACAATCATACTAATTCCTCCTCAAGTCTTGCCATGTGTTCAGCATAAGCATCTTCACCCTGCCATGTCACACCAAGGTCTGGATAGAATATACCCTTAGTTCTTTTTGGTGTACCATCTGGGTTGTATGCCATAGCGATACATGATTGTTTAATTTTCATTGAACGGTGTTCACCATAGAACATATCGTTCCATACACTACTACGAATATATTGTTCCATAGACCGGATGTACCCTTCAAGAGATGCAACTTTTGCAATGCCACCTTTGGCACCAGTTCGCTCTTCTTGTTTAGCACCCTGCAACTTCTCTTTGTTGGACTTAATCCACTCTCGCACTTTTACGAGTGACAACGGATCATCATCCGGCTTTGCTAATACATCTGGGTGAATACTGGTATTCTTTGGAGGGTTTTTCTTTGCTCTTGCTTCTCTAGCTTTAGCAAGTCTAGCAGATGCCGCGGCTTTCTGCTCTTCGGTCATCGGTTTACGTTTCTTACGTATTTTCTTTGGTTCTTTACGAAACTCTTCGTATTTGATCTTTGGTTTTGCTTTTGCCATGATAGGACTCCTGTTTATATATTGTAATATTATATATTAACAGGAATCCTACCAAATGTCAACCTCTTTTATTCAAAAGATTTGATGCTGTCAAGCCTCATGGCTCTCCAGTCTTTTTTGTCCGTATCGAAAACGGTCAAAGTTGATGCGTTTCTCTGCGTGGCAGATACTTGCTCTCCGTATACTTTGTTAAGCACGGCAGGGTCAAGTGTCGCATTCATCACTCGCTCACTTCCATCCACTTTCGTGAATGTGATCTTTTTGGTGCCAGATTGCAACTGGCTAATATAAGTTTCTTTTGTCATAATATCTCCTATCCGATACATACGCGACTACGTAAGTCGCTGGTTGAAAAGCGGTGATCCCGCTTATTAAAATACAGGGCGATGTCTCGCGCTTTGCAAATATCTTTCCCTGTAAAGTCTTTCTCTTTATACTCTTCCCCTAGAATTCGCACATCCAATGAGTACATGGATAATATGTCTTCTAGGTCTTTTTCACTACTATACGGAATTATTTCATCCACATAGCGAATAGCCTTCAATTGAGTATACCTCTCCACTATGGATTGGATTGGGCTATTCTTCTCTGGTCTGTCGTAGGTAGGATTTACCTGTAATCCACAGATCAGAAAATCACATTGTTCTTTTGCATCTCGCAACATTTGTACGTGTCCTGCATGAAGCAGGTCAAACGCCGAGCAAGTAAAGCCAACTTTCATATTCATAATCCTTATTATATATGGTTTAAAATCAAATGTCAAGTATTATTTTTGCAAAATGTCGGTGCTGTGAAGGACCATAGTGTAAACCATCTCTTGCTTTTTCGTGTGGTATAGGACCTCTATCAAAGAAATTTTCAGAATCTAAACAAGTAAACTTACTACCATAAGTACTGCAAATTTGTCTCATTGCCAGTAAATTTTTAGTTCTGTTTATCTCATAATCATTGAGTAACAATATGTCCCATTTGCTAGATTTAGTTGGCAATACATTGATGCTATTTCCATTAGGATCAATGATCTCTCTTCTGTTATTTGGAATCTGTAAAAAAACGTGCTTAGACTTCATAACTGGCAGCCACTCATCTAATACTCTGAATGCAGAATCTAGACTACCTGCACCAACTGCTAAATTGTAGTATGGTAAACCCATCTCTTCTGCTACTATATGACACCAAATATTATGTACTGGTAATCCTATTCCGAATGTATGGCTACACCCTAAAAATATTATAGAATTTCTGTCATCGCCATAAAACTCTTCTGATCTGAAACCCCATGAGTTTGTGGTATAGTTTATGGGGTCACCAGTCCAGTTACTATTAGAGGTGTCTGGTATATAAAAGGGTTGATTTAAATTACACAGGTGTTGTGTATTGGCACCGTAACAGTACTTATTGCTCATCTTTGCGATCAATTATCCATTCCATTTTCTTACGTAGTCCGCGATCAAGTCTTTTAAACTGTTCAACTTCATCTTCTGTAACGTTTGGTGAATCTTTGACTGGCTGTGGTTCTGGTGCTATACCAAAATCTACTTGTGGCTTCTCTAAGTCTTCCTCGCCTATAAACGTGATACTTTCGCCTCTACGTTCCATAAAGTTCATGTTGGCGGCTATGACCAGAAGTATAGCAAGAGGGTCAAATACAAATACAAGCATAATGATAACAAATCGTACCGCTTTGTCAAGTACCTCTGTACTGGACTCACCATATATCAACTCTGCAATATATTTTAATGGACCAACTTCTGCTTCTAGTCCAATCCTATCTGCCTTGAGCGGAAGTAACGTTTCTTGAAACGATTCAATTTTAGACACCGCGGTGTCGATTGCCAAGCTGAGAGCCTTTCTTTCCTCTTCCTGAGACTTACGTACAGCGGTCGCGCCCGACCTACCCCGTATCCTGTCGTACTCAATGAGAGTTTCAACGGTTGTGTTGAGTTGGTCTGTCTGTCGTTGTGCAGTAGTGATCTTATTCTCTTCAACCGCGATTTTTCTTTCCAAATTGGTGATTTGTAGTGCATTACCACCTCCTGTTAATACTGTTTGTTCTATATGTGCTTTGGAAAGATATCCAAAGATACCCATAGATGTAATGATTGATAAAACTATTACAGCGGCTGTAAAATAAGTCTTCATGATGAAACGGGCTTTTTGCCAGTTTCTATACAACCAAGATGCTGTGACCAATTTTGCTATTTCTAATACGATACCCATAACCATGATAGAAAATGCGGCTGTTGGAAAGATTGCCATAAGACCTACAATTGAGAACCAACCTGCTACGGCTGATACGGCTAGTGCGGATGCAATTAGTAATAGTAAGAATGCCATTTATGGTTTCCACTTAATTGGTTTAAAATCTGAGAGGTGACTCCTTCGCAATCTGATATTCAACATATCGTTTAGACAATTGGGGTCTTCTCGCTGTTGCCATTGCAATAAAAATTCTTGCATTTTAGCATAAGACTTTTGCGTATATATCGCTAGAGTCTCTTTCTTTAGATCACCTTCGTACTCGGTAACATACTTAGAACTACCAAAATACTTTTCATAAAGTTTTTCAGACTTACAAGAGTACCCAATGTAGTATTTGCCATCTGGAAAATAGGTACAGTACACACGGTGTACTTTGGGTTCTTTTGCCTTGCGTTTCTTTTTCTTCACTGCCATAATAGCACCATAATAATTAATGATACTACTATTTATATGGTTAGAATGAGTGTATGTATATCCACCAGTCAATCAAAAATATTAGAGATGCTTGTATGGTAACTGCACCCAAAACTATACAAGTAGGCAATATAGCATTTGCTTTTGCGGGGTGTTTATTTACCCACTCTTCTAATTCGTTCTCATTCATAAGATATTAAATCATAAAATTGTAAACCACACCATTTTCTAGATGCCTTTCTGATTTTCTGGATTTCAGTCAGTTCTTCTTCTGATAAAATCTTATCACTTTTACCAAAACTTTTTATTTTATCTCTGATCCACGTATCTTGTTCGTATGCTCTTTTTCTTGCATCTTCAGTTGGTGTATATGATGACACCAGATCCATATATTTTAAATGTTCACTTGGTAAAGGATGCATATCTCTTATGCCGTTCTTGTCAAAAGGATTTGGCCATTTACCGTTGTATAAAACATCCATTACACTTGGTTTAATTCTTTCTAACTCATTTCCAAAAACATCTGCTATAGTTTTGGCTTTATCAAACAGTTGACCATCTATATACTGGTCGTATCTTTCTGTTATTGGTATCATACTGTACATTTCGTATTTACATCCCAAATGATTCAACAACCATACCGTATTTGTTATCGTTGTGTAGTCTCTTAGAGCATACCATTCTAAATCAGCAAGTTCTGGGTCTTTCTTGTATTTTTCTTGTGGGTTCGTTCTTCTATTACCAGCATTTTGCCAACCGGCAGTTGACCATCTATCTTCTCTTGCGACATTTGTCCACATAATAAGAACTGTATCGTCTTTGGTAATATTATGGGACTTATGGCACTGTGTGAGTCTTATTGATATAGACTGGTTACCACTACCTGTCATACCCCAATTCTGAACTTCATCGAATTGATCTGCAATGGAATCAACCCAAGTTTGCCAGCGATAGTTCGTAAAGCTACAACCAAAAGCGAATAGTCTATTCATCTACAGACTCGTCTTCCCCTTCTCTACCACGCTCTCTGTTGCCGTCACCGTTGAGTTCCGTTTGATCTTGTTGAATGATCTTATAGTTTTTCTCACTATTTTCCAAATCGACTTTTAATTGGTCCATTGCCTTTTTGTTAAAGATAATATCGTAGTTATCATCGAATGCTTGTTTATTAGTGGGTCTCTGTTTACTACCTTTACTCACACCAGCTTTCCTTTTTGTCGCCATAATATTCTCTGGCATAACCGTTTGCTAAAAGTGCATCTCTGAGAGATACCCCATCCACAATTACATCACCAAGTACACGACCACCAAACTTGTCCCACTTCATGATCATTACCTTGATATCTTT